AAATATAACGCTAGTGGAGCGTATCAAAGTGTCAGCTTCACAACTTCTGGGGATTCTGAAAACAATGGGATTTTTTGGAACGGCTCGCATTTTTATATCGCGGGGTCAAATGCTGGTACTATTAAACGGTATAACGCATCAGGAGCTATAGACAGTGGCTGGTCGATTGGGTCAGTTGGCGGCTGTACTGGTGTGGCTGTCATAGGCACAACTGTGTATGTATATGTGCAGTCCTACAATGGCGGAGGCTCCAACGCCAATTCAGATAATGTTGTACCGTTTACGCTTACTTCCAGCGGAGGAACCGCAGGTACACCTTTCAGCACACACTCTAATACGGGTGGGCAAATACAGGATTTAACGACTGACGGCACACACCTGTACGCAACCACACGAACTGGAGTAGTGTTTGAGTACACAACTTCAGGAACTTATACTGGTACTACATTTAATGTAAATGCTTTGTCAAGCGCCAGCATTGATTATGGCGGGGTAGCGTTCAAAGGTACAAAACTGTACTCCACGAACGGTCGTGACAACAAAGTCTTTGAGTATAATAAAGTAAATTCTGTAGGTATGCCCAACATAGACACTACGCTTCTAAACGGCACTCGCTATGTGAGGATTTTATAATGAGTACTTTCAAATATCAGCCTTATGTATGTCCTGAGCTATCTGCATATGCGTGGCGTAATTCAGAATTAACTCGCACTGACATATTGGTTGCAATACCTGACCATCCACAGCGTGCGGCTCTTTTAACTTACCGTGCTGATCTAAGAGCATGGCCGTCCACTGGAGACTTCCCTAACACACGTCCAACTTTAGGTAGCTAATATGATTGTAGAAATCTCAGCAGTAGTTGGTGTACTCAAGACTCTGAACGCAGGAATAAAGACTGTGAAGGAGTCGGGGTCAAACTTGTCAGACCTTGCTGGTATTTTTACAAGTCTTACGGAAAGCAAGGTAGCCGTAGAAACGATTGAGGAGGCTTCTAAGCAGGGTGATCATGTACTGACACAGGAGGAAGCCTTAGAGCTTGCATGGGCTAAGAACGCCATTAGAGAGCGTGAGAAGGAACTCAAGAAGATAACCCCTAGAGAAGTGTGGCGTGACATGTTACACATACAACACAAGTCTCTAATGGAACACAAGCACAAGCTAGAGAAGCAACGTCTAGCTAAGTTACGCAAGCAGACTAAAGCAACAGAAGCAGTCAAAACAATCTTAGGGACAGTCTTACTAATCATTGTAGGAATTGGACTATATATCTTAATTACTGGAGGTCAGTAAAATGACTACAATTATTACAAAGAACTCAAGCACTGCAAATGCTGTACCTTCTGCTGGAGTTTTAACTCAAGGTGAGCTGGCTGTCAACGTCACAGACAAGAAACTTTATACTAAAAACTCTAGTGGTGTTGTTATTGAGATAGCACCTACTTCTGTTGCTACTGCTAATGCGCTGACAACTGCTAGGGCTATTTCTTTAAGTGGTGGTGTTACAGGAACAGTTAACTTTAACGGCTCTGCTCCTGTTGCTATTGTATCTACTGTTAACTTTGCTATTAACAACCCTACAGCATCTAATAATGTAACACTAGGTGCTAACGCTGGTGTGGCTCTAACGACTGGCGTTTCTAATACTTTTATTGGTTCACAAACGGGTAAGACTGTTACTACAGGCGTTAGCAATACAGCGTTAGGGAATGAGGCTCTTAGAGATGATGTATCAGGAGCAGGTAACACAGCAATAGGTAAGAATGCTCTTAATAAATGTCTTGGTAACTTCAACACTGCTATTGGTTTTATTGCTGGCAACGCTGCAACAACGGCCTTTAGTAATACTTTTCTAGGTGACTCAGCAGGTGCTAACGTCACTACAGGACAAGGCAATGTTAATGTAGGTCAAAACTCCTTGGCTTCTGCTGCTACAGTCAGTAACGAAATTACATTAGGTAATGCCAATAGTTCTGCTTTACGTTGTAATGTACAGAGTATCTCTTCGTTGTCAGACGCTAGAGACAAGACTAACATTGTTGACACATCTTACGGTGTAGACTTCCTTAACACGCTACAGCCACGTCAGTTTACATGGGCTACTCGTGATGGTAGTTCTAAGGACGGTAAGGTAGAGCAGGGCTTTATTGCACAAGAGTTGCTAGAGGCTGCTGGAGCAGACAAGAACAAGCTTAACTTAGTCTATGAGTCTAACCCTGAGAAGCTAGAGGCTACGGCAGGTAATCTTATTCCTATCCTTGTGAAGGCCATACAAGAGCTTTCAGCGCGTGTAACAGAACTGGAGAATAACTAATGAGCCATCAAGACGCAACCCCAGCACAGCAGTATCTCTGGTGCTTATCCAGTGTAGACCTTATCAATGCTATTGTTGCTGATGACTCTAGTCACTACGAGCCTGCTGCTACTGTAGACCGTAACGTACAACATCTACAGATTATGATAGCCAAAGACTTCTGGACTACAGAGGACATGACACCTCTTAACGCTGCAATCACAGCAGGACTTAACTATGCTTGATACAGGTAAGGATGTTATTGACTTAGCTGCTGCCTCTACAGGTGTTCTTGCTTTAGCAGCTTGGCTTCCACCTACGGCCTCTATATTTACTATAGTGTGGCTAGGTATCCGTATATGGGAAACTGACACTGTAAAAAAACTATTCCACAGGTCTTGACTTTTAACCAAAAATAGTGTATAATATATGAGTATTTTAGCGAGTTTGATAGCTCCCGTGACACAGCTACTAGATAAAGTCATTGAGGACAAAGACGAAAAGAACGCAATAGCCTTTAAACTAGCGACTCTAGCGGAGTCACACGCTCAAGAACTTGCTAAGGGGCAGCTAGAGGTCAACAAGGTAGAAGCGGCACACAAGAATCTGTTTGTAGCTGGATGGAGACCTGCTGTTGGATGGTCATGCTGCTTCGCTCTTGTGTACTCTACTATCCTATCTCCTATTCTAAGTATCTGGTTTACTGTTCCTCCTGTTGATAGCTCTTTGTTAACTACCGTCTTAATGGGTATGTTAGGCTTAGGCGCTATGCGTACAGTTGAGAAGTCTAAAGGCGTTCAAAGAGAGAAATAATATGGCTGATGCTTTTGCAAGTGATTTTGATGAAACAGATGTCTTTGACGACACTTCTCTTAGCCTAGCGCAAGACAGTTTTGCTGTCAGAGGCTCTGCTAGACCAACTGGGCTTACTTTAACAGAAGCAGGTTCTTTTGAGGATGCTGACACAGCGTTAGCAGGTTTAAGCGACTTTGTTAAACAACAACAAGGACAAGGTAGAGCTTTAGGTTTAGCGGCTACAGAATCTGGCGATTACAGTGGTATCAAAAATAAAGATATTAACAAACTTAGGAGAGACGATAAGAATGTTAAAGACTACTACACAGAGTCTGTAGACAACAACATTATTGACTTTGTTAATGATAACAATATTCCTTTGTATAAAGATGTTGACGGTCAGAGAGTTTACCTTAACACAGGAACAGTAGGTTCGTTAGCAGGTATAGCCAAAGAAGGCAGTGACGTTACTTATCAAACTTATGGCCCAGTAGGTACTTACTCTTCTATAGCTGTGCCTGACGGAGGTATGTTTGACTTTATTAATCCTTACCTTAGAATGGCTCTTGCTCATTTTACTGGTGGTGCGTCTGAAGCAATAATGTCAGCAACAGCAGGCCTAGCTGGAGAAACTTTACACACATCAGACTGGTTAAACTTAGCACAAGGAGCGTACCAGCTTTCTCAATTAAACAAACCAGTAACGCCTACAGGCACTGAAGGTCAACAAGGTAGAAGCGTAGATGAGATAATAGCGTCAGGAGATGCTGTTTCTTTAACAGGCGCTGAAACCGTTACAAGTGCTGTAGACACTACTTCTACTGTTGCTTCCCGATCAACAGCAATAGGAGATGCAGCAGTCAACGCTGCTTTTGACTCAGGCAAGTTAACTAAAAATCTTTCAACCGCTGCTGATCTTCAAACAGTTGCTGATGCAGCTATTAATAATTATAAAAACTCAGCATCTTACCTTATTGATCTTGCTAAAGATAATGCTGACCTGCTTAAAAATATTGGTGGTGTTGCTATTTCATCACTAGGAGGCGACGATGAGTTAGTTCCTTCAGGTCTTCTTACTGGAGGCTCTACAGTATCTCAAGATATAGAACTAGGAGACTTAGACAAAGAACCAATCATAAACGAGTTTGAGCCTAATCCTGATATAAAGCCTCCTACGCTACCAGAAGTAACTGAAACGCCTGAAACAACAGACACACCTGATAACGGCGGCGGTGGTAGTGGTGATACTGGCGGAGACACTGGCGGTGCTGGTGGTGCTGGAGATGTCGGTGGCGGAGATACTGGTGGCGGTGCTGATGCTGTTGGCAGCTCTGGCGATATTGCTGGTGGTAGTCAGTTTGACCCAGTAGCAGGTGATGGTAACGTAGACGCTGCTGGTAATCAAACAGGTGGTGGTACTTACAAAGGCGTTATTCTTGTTAATGCAGATGGCAACCAAACAAGGTGGGACGATAGAGAGATACTAGAAGACACTCTAGTTATTACTAGTTCAGACGATGCTGAGTGGGGCAAAAGTGGTACTTGGCAAGTACGTATTGGTGATCTAATTTATGATATAGACTGGAAGAACGGTACATATAGCTCTGATGTTCCTGAAGATTTCTATTTAACTGACCAAGAAATAGCAGATCAGATGTCTACTGATTCTGGCTCTACTCCCTCAGAAACTGGTACTGGTGATGATACAGACTCTGGAGACGGAGACGACGACGACGACAAACAAGTAATTGACATTCTTATCAATACTACTGACGGAGGCGGTGGTATAGACACTGACACCACGGGAGGTGGAGGAGACACTGATACCACTGGAGGTGGAGGAGACACTGATACCACTGGAGGTGGAAGCGATACAGGCACTGGTGGCGGAGGTGCTACTGACACAGGAGGTGGTGGAGATACTGGAACTGGTGGCGGAGGCGACACTTCTGGCACTGGCGGTGGTGGAGATACCTCTGGTACTGGTGGCGGTGGAGATACAAGTGGTGGTGGTAGCGGTGATACTGGCACTGGCGGTGGTGATGGAGACCTTGGTGACGGAGGAGATGGCGGTACAGGCGGAGGCGATAGTGGCGGTGAAGGCACAGGCTCTGGTTCTGGCACAGGCTCTGGCACTGGGAGCGGCTCAGGAGGCGGCTCAGGAGGCGGCAGCGGCGGTGGTTCTGGTATAGGGTACGGAGGAGGGTCACAAACTGAGTCTCTTTTTGCAGACTTCTTAAAGCTACAGAAGCCACAAGATACGCAAGAACTCTTGCAATATGCACAACAAGCTCCAGAGCAAGGCATGATGTCATCTAACGTACGTAACGACATTTTACTTGAATTTATACAAGCTAATCCCAATGCTGGAATGTTAGCAAACTTACAAAGGAATAGAAGATGACTTATCTAGAACTAGTCAATAAAGTATTAGTAAGACTTCGTGAGAATGAAGTTGCTACTGTTAACGAGAACGCATACTCTAAGCTCATAGGCGCTTACGTTAGTGACGCTAAGAGATCAGTAGAGAACGCATGGGACTGGACAGGACTACGTAACACGCTAACAGTAGATACACAAGCTGATGTTTTTAACTATGTTCTTACAGACGCAGACAACACCATTAAAATTCTAGACGCTACTAACGATAGTCTAAACTCTTTCTTGAGTTACAAGACTTCACGTTGGTTTGATAGCGCCTTTTTAGACTTCACAAGCGTTCCTAAAGGCACTACAACCTTCTACAGCTTTAACGGTATTAACGGTGTTGACTTATATCCTATTCCTGACAAAGCGTACACACTGCGCTTTAACGTGGTTCTAAGGACTTCAGACTTTGTTAATGACGCTGACAGATTGGATGTACCTTTTAACCCTGTTGTTAGACTAGCATTAGCCTTAGCTGCTAGAGAAAGAGGAGAAACTGGAGGCACAAGCGCAGCAGAGTTGTTCGGACTTGCTGACTCTTCATTGGCAGATGCCATAGCTATGGACGCTGCTTTACATCCTGAAGAAACTATCTGGTACTCATAATGGCCCAACAACTACAGAACATTACCATAGCAAGTCCCGGCTTTGCTGGGCTTAACACACAAGATTCACCTATTGGTGTAGACCCTTCCTTTGCTGCTATTGCTGATAACTGTGTCATTGACAAGCTAGGACGCATAGGCGCACGTAAAGGCTACTTAAACGTCAGCGGTAACGGAGCAGCCGTGTTAGGCTCTAGCCGTGGTATTGAAACTATCTTTGAGTTTGTAGACAGAAGCGGTGATAAGATTGTTATCTCTGCTGGCAACAATAAAATATTTAAAGGTACTACAACTCTTGTTGACATTACCCCTGCTAATTACACGCCTTCTGCTAACAATTGGAAGTGTGTTAACTTTAATAATCATATACAGATGGTACAAAGCGGTCACGAGCCTCTTATTGGAACAGACGAGTCAGGTTCTTTTGTACTAGAGAAAATATCTAGTCACGCACACTCCGCAGGTACGATGCCTCAAGGAAACGAAGCTTTGGCTGCTTTTGGTAAGATGTGGGTAGCAGGTGTTGTAGGAAGCAAATACATTGTTTACTGGAGTGACACTCTTAACGGAGCAGCTTGGACAGGAGGCGCTTCAGGCAGCTTAGATTTAACTTTAGTCTGGCCTTCTGGCTTTGACGAGGTTGTGTCTTTAGCTGCACACAATGACTTCTTAGTTATCTTTGGTAAGCGTTCTATTGTTGTGTATTCAGGCGCTTCGTCACCTGCTAATATGGTTCTTGCAGATACTATTGACGGTGTAGGTTGTATTGCTCGTGACTCAGTACAACAGACAGGCAACGATCTAATATTCTTATCTGACTCTGGTGTACGCAGCTTTGGTAGAGTAATTCAAGAAAAATCTCTGCCTATGAGAGACATTAGCAAGAATGTTCGTAACGACTTGATGTCTCTTGTTGCAAAGCAGCAGTTACCTATAAAATCTCTGTATAGCCCAGACGAAGCTTTTTACTTGCTCACCTTACCCTCTACTGGTGAGGTATACTGCTTTGATATGAGAGGGCCGTTAAACGAATCTGGAGCACATCGTGTTACTACATGGTCAGTTATTGACCCTCTAGCTTTAAACTTAGCAGAAGACGGAACAATTTACATAGGAAAGTCTACAGGTATTGTTAAATATCACGGATACTTAGACAATACTTCTGAGTATCAGTTACGATATTTTAGCAATCCTACAGACTTTGGGAACTCTTCTAATTTAAAGTTCCTAAAAAAGTTTAATTTAACTATTGTAGGTGCTCACGGCACAGACATTACACTAAACTGGGGCTACGACTACACAGAAGCTTTTAATAAACAAGCTTTTACATTTAGTGCCAGCAACGCTGTTTCTGAATACGGTGTTGCTCAATACGCTATTTCAGAGTACTCAGGAGGTGTTGACGCTTTGATTAACAGAGCGAGTGTAAACGCTAACGGCAGCGGTAGTATTCTTACTATTGGTATTGAAGCGCAGATAGCCAATGTTCCTTTTTCTATTCAAAAAATTGATATACATGCTCTAATGGGGAGACTTATTTAATGTCCAATTATACAAAAACAACTAACTTTGCTGCTAAAGATGCACTAGCTTCTGGAAATGCAAATAAAATAGTACGAGGGACAGAAATTGACGCTGAATACACTAACATTGCTGTTGCTGTTAACAGTAAATCTAACACTGCTAGTCCTACATTCACAGGAACTGTCGCTGCGACGACACTCAATGTCTCAGGCGTTGTCACAGCAGGAACTATAACTGGAGGTGCATTCTAATGAGTGTAGGAACTGGAACAGAAGCTGGTTTTGATTGGCAGGGTTTTTTAACTAATATTGGTAGAACAGGCGGTAGCTACTATCTTGGTGAAGAGAACATTAAAAATGTACAAGACACAGGTAGAGAACTACAAGACGCTACAGGACTGCTCTCTGAACAAGCAAGAGCAGGTACAGCTTTTCAGCCTTACGCTGTTACTAGTGACTTAGCTAACGTAGCTACCAACGCTCAAGGCGGCTTTGATGTTAACTTATCTCCTGAACAGGCTGCTATGCAACAGCAGCTAATGGGACAAGCACAGGGTTTGTTTGGACAGGTAGGTCAAGACCCAGCAGCGCAGCAAGCGTCTATATTTGAGCAAATAAGAGCCACACAGCGTCCTGAAGAAGAACGTAACCGTCTAGCTACAGAAGAACGCATGTTGTCTCAAGGCAGACTAGGTATTTCTTCTAGCGCTTATGGCGGTGCTTCTCCTGAACTTCTAGCGCAAGAAACAGCTCGTCAAGAAGCTATGGGTCGTGCTAACTTAGGCGCTAGAAATCAAGCACTAGCAGAGCAGCAACAGTCTCTATTAGGTGCTCAAGGTCTATTGACTGCTGGTTATGATCCACAAAAGAATGCTCTTGCTATGCTACAAGGCAGTGCAGTACCTGCTGGCTTTGCTGATGTTGGTCGTAGGACTGGTACTGAACTAGGTTCGCAGCTAGACTTAGGAGGCATAGAAGGACGCTTGAATGCTGAACAGATGGCTAACCAACTAAGACTAGGACAGCAATCAGCACTATTAGAAGGCATGGTTGGGTCAGAGATGTCTACTAAAGATAAGCTGTTAGCGGCTGCTTTAAAGCAAGGCACAGACGGCGGTGGTGGCATGATGGAAGCTATCTTTAAATACCTTGGAGGTAATGGATAATGGCTACTCAACAAGACTTAGTAAGACTACTAACAGGCATTTCTGACACACAGCAGCCTGTACAACCTACCCCTGTCGCTGGTTCTAAGAACTTTGCAGGGATGTTTGGAGCACAACAGGCGGCTAAGTTGTCTGGTGGCATACAGAACTTAGCTCGTGGTGGTGCGCCTTCTCCACAGCAGAACATAGCTAGTGCTATTAGTAACATAGACTTAAAGAGTGCTGACGGTCTGCGCACTATGGCGAAGGTTAAGCAGATTCAGGGTGATATAGAGGGTGCTAATGCTTTGAATCAACAAGCTGTAGCTATGGAGAAGTTAAGACTAGATGAACTAAAAGAAGAAGAAGCTCAAACAGGATTTCTACAGTTTATTGCAACTAATCACCCCCAATATACTGGGTTAGTTGAGTCTGGTGTATTAAAGGCTGAAAACTGGACTGCTTTTATTAAAGACAAATCTCAAGGGAGTGGTATGGGTTTTGGAGGCGCAGATAAGTATGTTGATACCAAGGGTAATTTATATTATGGCGCTATGACTAAAGACCCAGATGGGGGTAGCATAAGTTCTCAAATAACTCCGTTGGCTGGTTCGCCTGCACAACCAGTCGGAAAGTTACAACTAGTATCCACAGGTGTTTACGGAGGAATGACTCAAGAGGCTGCTGCTAAGGCTCGTAAAGAAGCTATACAAAACAAAGAAAACGCTAAAACAGAAGGTGATGAGAAAAGAGAGCAGAATAAGATATTTGCTGCGAAGCAGGGAGCTGCGATTGATGAGTTTTCTTTGTCTTCTGAAGCTGTAAGAAATGCAGACGATATGTTGCTTATTTTAGATCAAATAAACACAGGAGGCATACAAGCAACTGGAACTAAAGCCTTAACTGACACTTTTAACATGACTGATGCAAACGTAGCTGAGTTTGATGTAATGGCTAAACAAATGATGGTAGCCAAGCTAGAGGCATTTGGTTCTAATCCTTCAGACGGTGAAAGAAAAGCTGCTGCTGAGTTAGTACCAGCTATTCTTAGCAGTGGAACCCTAAACAAAAGACTGATAACGCGTTTTAAAAACGAAATGGCAAGAAGAGCAAGAAACAGGCAGTATTTATTACGCCCAGAAGCTACTAGAGACGGCTATAGGGCTTTTTCTTTAGCTCAATATGAATCTTTGATGACAACTCCTAAGACGTGGGCTGATTTGCAGGAGGTTGCAGAATGATTGAAGAAACTAATGACGAGTACACTCTTCCTAGCGGATTAGTTGTTACAATTGCAGGTGGTGTTCCTGAAGGTGTAGGGAAGCAAGAGCTAAAAGACGTTTTAATACGAAACGGAATGGCTACTGTTGAAGACTTTAAAACTCCAGAAACTCCAGAAACTCCTGAAGAACTTAACTGGCTTCAAAAGAATATGGAGCTTCCTGTAGGATTGGCTGGAGCAGCTACTGGAGCTGCGTTAGGTATTCCATTTGGCCCAGTTGGTATAGCTGCTGGTGCTATAATAGGAGGCGCTTTTGGATCAGGCGGTGGTTCTTTAATATCAAACGAGCTTGCTGGTGAAGAACTAGACTACGCTGAAGCAGCAGAAGAAGCTTTAATTTCAGCAGGTTTCGACATAGTTACTATGGGCTTAGGAAGAATATTTAAGCCTGCGTATTTTGCTGCTAAAGCAAAACTAGGTTTTACACCTCAAGAAGTAGCAGAAGAGGCAGTTAAAATAGCAGAGAAAATTGCTGCAAGTGCTCCTAAAGCTGGCTCAAAAGAATCTTTACAAGCCTCTCAAAAGATATTGCAAGAAGCTACTGAACCCGCTTCATTAACTATTTCTCAAACAGGGGAAGCAACAGGCTTACAAATATTTAAAGAAAAGATAGGTGAGTTAGGTATTTTATCTAGCGCAGGAGCTTCTCAAAACGCACAAAGAGTAAACGCAGCTACTGCTGACGCTTTGCAGGAGGTTCTAGATTCTTCTTCTTCTTCTGTAGGAGCTACTTCCGAAGAAATGGGTCAGGCTTTGCTTAGTGTACTAACAGCAGGTAAGTCAGCCGCTTCTGATGTTTACGGAAAAGGTTTAGATGAAATTAGAAAAAGTTTAAGCGGAGAAGCAGTTTCTACAAATATCATACGTACTAAGCTTAATAGATTTTTAAAAGCAGGAAATCGTAAAACATTTAGTATGTATAGCGCCCCAACTCTAAAATATATAGATGATTTATTGAAAGGACCGTTAGCAACTGAGAGACTAACTGCTAGAACTTTACTGGACTTAGACAAAAAGATAACTCAAGACATTAAGGCTTTCGGTGACATAAATAGTGATGTTTATAGCGATGCTGCTGCTAGAGAACTAGGTTCTATGGTTTCAGTTTTAAAGTCTTCGTTTATAAACACTCTTAAAACTGTTGATAAAAACGTAGCTAAAGATTATCAGCTTTTAAAAACCTCGTATAGCGAAGGAATGAAAACTTTATTACCTAAAATTAACAGGTCTTTTGTAGAAAATGCTACTGACGAGAAGTTTCGGATGTTAGGCAGCTTAGTTACTAAAGGAACGTCAACTGACAATGTTAGAGCTTTACTTAAAAGTATTGACGAGTCTTTTGCTCAAACTAAGAAAGCTGGAGGGGAGTCTGCTGGTGTTTTTAAAACCGCAGAGGATGCTAAACTAGCAATTAAATCAGGGTATCTCAGAACACTACTTCCTACAATACAAGACGAGAACTTCGATATAGCGAAAGGAGCTTACTCTAGGTTAGCAGATGAGTTTAATAAGCCAGACAAAAACGAGATGCTTAAACTAGTAACTGGTGCTGATTACGGAAGAGTAAAGCAGTTGTTTAATTTAATGAGCGAGGCTTCTAAAAGACCTGACGGCAATATTGGTTCTTTGGTTCTTAGAGGAAAGGAATTTCAAACTCTGTCTACCTTAGGTCAAGGTTTTGGTGGTGGAGCAGTAGCAACGACAGGAATAGCTGGTTTGGTAAGCTCTGCTGCTATTTTACTAGGGCCAGTATTTTTAGAAAGAGCCTCTAGAAACCCTAAAGCTGTTAGTAAGCTGTTGGCTTTTGAAAAAACAAACTTTAAGAACGATACGGCCAAAGAAAAAGCTGTTGCTCTAATCATTGCTGAAGTTATGGATGGTTTAACTACAGAAGAACAAGCTGAGTTAAGAAACGAATATAGGTAGTAAACAAAAAAGCCCTGCGTAGATAACTACACAGGGCTTTTTAGTACCTCTAGGTTTTACACTATCTCACACGCTCCACCTACACACGCTAACTCCTGACTCCCTGTCGTATTATCCTCCTGTTCATACTGTTCTAACTCTATCCAATCCACACCTTTCGGCATAGCTGCTACCAACTCATCGTACTTCTCAGCAGTAATGTCCTCATACGGAGCTTGTTGATATACATGATCACTAAATGGCAACAGACTAATACCACTACACAGTTCAAAGTTATCCCATATCCACTGAGCTATCTGCAAGAACTCGCTATCAGTATAATAAACAGTGATGCTTGGTTTGTGTTCGCACCAGTGGTTCTGATATGCTTTCCAAAGTTCTAGCTGCTGCATAGCACCCACCTGAGACACTGTGACGCTTGTGTCAGGAGCTTTAATAGGGAAGCTAAAGACAGCAGACGAAGGACTCATTAGGTCTTGCTCTACAGGGAATCCTCTGTTTGACATAAACTCTGCAAGCGGGTCTTTCTTATCGCTACGAACTCTGCGAATGTAATGCTTAGAGAAGCGAGGATGGATGCCAGAAGCACTATCGACAAGCTGAGATACAGTACCGCTAGGCTTAACGCATGTAATAGCCGCAGACTGGTTAATGCCAAGCTTCGCAGCCCATTCCTTGTTAGTGTCCACGCATACATCTCTAACTTCCTCTAGCCACTTGCTCAAGTCCTTTGACTCGCCTTTGCTTAATAGGTAGTGGTCCATGATACCTGTCATGCTAACGCCCAGCAGAGCCTCTTCCTCAGTGTTTCTCTTCCAAGCACTACGCAGGTATCTAAAGTCTGTTAGCGTTGCTTGCAGCGTACCAATGATAGAAGCAATCTCGGCCTTAGCCTTTAGCGTCTTTAGCGTATCGTCTGCGCGTACAACGATCTCTGACAGGTTACAGAACTGATTACTGCGTAAGATGATCTCAGAGCAAGGGTTAGTACCAAAGTCCTGATCAGGGTCTCTACGTCCGTTACGTGCTGCTATCTTCTGTGCTGCTACACGACTGAAGATACCACGCTCACCTGCCTTAGACTCGTACATGTTCTGCATCTCTCCTAAGAAAGCCTCAAAGTCTGGCTTCTCAGTGTACGCCACAGAGTTGTTAGCAAGTCTACGCTGCCCTTCGTTCTCCCACCAGTTACCATTCTTAGCTTTAGCCATTCGTGGGTCTGATAGGTTAGAGAGGCTGATGAGTGCTGAACGTCTAACACCGCCTACAACAACAATGTCTGCAATCTTACACACAATGTCGTGACACTCTAGGCTGTTGAGCTTACGTCCTGCTGCTTTCTGGAACACAGCAATGCAGAAGTGGAACAGGTCTTCTAAAGGCTCTGGACCTGACGCACGACCACCAAAGGTCTTTAAACGCTCTCCTGCGCCTCTTACCTTGCTAACGTCATACTGAGGTATCTTACCTGCAAACAGCATAGCAATAAGCTCACGGAACGCAGAAGCCCAGCCAATCTTGCCC